TCTGCATCATCACCAATAGCAATCGCAACGGCAAACTGAGCATCTTTTAACATTTGGGGGATAGTATCTATATCATAAGCATAACCGTCTATATACACGTTTAATCTAGGCCATTGCAAAGACTGATCTCTACTATATCTATCACCTATAAAATTCGTGCTTTCTAAATAATCCATCGCTTTATGAAGTAGAACTTCACCATCGCCAGTAATCGTAATTCCACGCTCCGCTGCATAAGCATCCAACTCAGCCGCCGTGACGTATGAATTAGCCCCCGAAACAACGCTACCATCTTCAACAATTATAGCCATGTTTAAACCTCAATATTCTTTGTGTCTGCATTAATGATTCTAGTACCGCTTATTATACCTTGATTAACTTGAGTTATTGTTTTAGCAGGAGAATCCACCGCCCTTTGCTGAACATCTATAATTCTGAACGATGAAGAATCAACCGAGCTTAAAACCGGATTTGATACCTCACTTATCGATGATATTGAGCTACTAATCAAATTATGGATTTGATTAATAAATACTGATTCAGCACTACTTGCAGACTCGACATCATTAGCCAATAAAGCAATGTTTGGAATGAAATCAGAAAGGCTCGGAGCTGATACATTGCTTGCCGCCTCAATACTTACTGATAACAATAAATGAATTTGAGCAATAAACGAATCACTTGCTGATGTGCTTGACTCTATACTTTCAGATAACAAAGAATGGACTTGGCCAATATCAGAGCTTGACGCGCTTGACGCGCTCTGCAAATCATCAGCGTTTAATGAATCGGTTGTTGATCCTTCAGTTAATGATGGAATACTAAGCGCAGATAATGACTCAATACTATCTGCCAATAATACCTGCTCTTGAGCAATTACAGCATCACTGGAATTGCTTACGGACTGAACGTCATCAGCGTTTAATACGTGCGTTTGATTTATTGCGCTTGATTCGACTAACGATGCAGACTCAACATCGCTGGCTAATAAAACATTAGACTCAGCAACCGATGGATTGCTTACTTCACTAGCTGATTGAATGCTACTTGAAAGAAGCGCGTTCTTTTCTGAAATAACAGCAGTTTGCGATTCGCTTAATGACTCAATGCTACTGGCTAATAATGCTTGAGTTTGGTTTATAGCTGCTGAATCAACTTGACTTGCTGATTGTATGTCATCAGCATTTAATACGTGTGATTGACCAACTGAGACGGTCTGAGCATTGCTTGCTGACTCAACGTCATTAGCTAACAAATCAATTCGTATATGTAGTGCAGGCTCAGTTACACTTGATGCAGACTCAATGTCATTTGCAAGCAATACCTGTGTTTGACTTATAGCAACGGTTTCAGTATTTGATGCTGACTGAATATCATCTGCTAATAAAGCATGGGCTTGACCCACTGGAACAGTCTGCGTACTTGATGCGGACTCAACGTCATTAGCCAGTAAATTATCAGATGCGACTTCGAGCGTGTAATCTACTGTTAACGATAACGCGCCAATGCTAGTAACCGCATTGGTATCGTTCTTCATGTTAGCAGTATAAGATTGCGTAAACTCTAGTGTTGCCGCATCCCATTGCGCCTTAGTTGCCGTTGATAGAACAGTTGTAAATGTAAACGCTGTAGTCGTTCCACTTGCACCAAGTGTCGCGCTCGGTATTGGGGCAGTTGACACGCCAGATGCCAATTCAGTTGCGCCGCTCACTATTCTGGCGGCGGTAATACCAATCGTGTCGTCAATATTGTCTGAAGTCCAGCTTGCAGTACCAACGCTGATTGAGTTAACGCTTGCAAATGTTCCCGACTCAACAAAGTTGGATAACGCAACAGATTGAGTTACGCCATCACCGCCGCCAGTAAAAGCGCCAAATGCGCTGGACGTTAAAGCCTCAGTTGCCACTAGTTACACCCGCAATCTGAACATACGCCGTGATTAACGCCTTCACCATCAGGCCAATCTCGACAATTCAGCTCACCGAAAAAAGGATCGACATGCTCAAGGTATCTTTGATCTTGAATAACTAAATCCCAATCACCAAGCTCACGGCGCAGACCGCACGCCCATTTTCTGTCGGGAACAGTATCCATCTCAAGAAAGCGACAAGCATTGCCGTTTACATAACAACAATGATCATCTCTGTTACCGTTGCAGGGCATGACTAAGTAGCATCACGCAATGTTAGACTGATAGCATCAAGCGTGAACGTGTTGCCGCTTGTTACCGTCTGCGGAGTAGTAATCGCGCCCGTTGCAATTAATATTGAAGCGCCATCAGTTAACGCCCAGTGAGTCGCTGATGCTGTACCAGTAACAGAACCATCAGTAATAGCTGGGATAATTGTACGTCTGCCGTCAGTAGCGCCAGCTTCAATTGCTCCCAATGTCAAGCCTGTTTTATTGCCGAGCGTATTTGTGCTCGTGGCCAGCGTGTAATTTGTAGGCTCTGCTGAACAAATATCGACTCGTGATCCATTCGTCACGGCATAGGACAATCCACTATCAAAAATATTATCAATTAAAAATGCCATATTAATTCCTCTTTTGTTTTAAAATTATTGTGCTTTATGCGATCTAGACATTACATTTACTGGGCTTTATGCGATCTAGATACTACATAGCGGATCAAACTTAAATCGCATGTCCCGTTAGCGTTTACCCAAACAGCCGCCCCGTTTGTCTCCCATGTGTCAAGCTGATACCCGCTTACCGAGAAACTAATTGGACGGTCTACTCCAACGCCCTTCGGAAAAGTAACGATGCGCCTATATAACTCTCCTACAGCACCTCCAATATCAAACCATATCTCAATGGTTGTTGTGTTGGCATTTGTGGGTACGGCAATAAGATCAACCGTTATTAAAACGCCATCTCCAGCTTGCCCCGTTATTTTACCGCCTGAATAATAACTAGTTATGTCGCTCGGTAACTGTGAATCAATAACCGCTCCTGCATTATTGGGCATTAAAGTATCCGTGTCAGCAACTAGGCTAAACGGTGAAACAGCCGTATATTGAGTATCGGAATACTGCGCCCATCCTGTGGTGTCATAGTTTTCGACAAAATTACTATTCAGTAATCCAGCGATAGATGACCATAACCCGCTTGTTGGTATCGTTTGTCTAGCCATAGTCTGACATCTCTCTAGTTGCGATTAAGTTTGTTGATGGAGTCAAGCCTAGTGCCGCATCTCGCGCTCCAATCTCTTCATATAGCACTGTTATTCTTACTGTCTTAGTCGTTCCCGTGTTATTGTTAACAACAATTGATAACGGGTGTGCTGAGTCACTTATAATATAAGGATGAACATTTGTATTTCCTGCTGATAATATGTTCCCAGCGCCCGTTGCGGCGTAAAGCAATTGTGATGTTGTCGGTGACACGTCATCTGATATTAAATTTCTGTTTCTTGGGGCAATAATCCCATCAGCAGAACCAGTTGATAGCGCATCGTGAATATAAAGTGGTAGCCCCTCATCCGTGCTGACGTAATGAATAACTGTTTTAGCTGAAAATGTAATATTCATTGCTAAGTTATTTCCATTGACGATGCTATAAGCGCCACTCAATGAATATACTGACCCGTTATTAGTTGCGTCTATTAGGCTCGGCTCTGATGATGCATTAATTAAGCTATCAGCAATTGTTACTGGAAACGGATAATCGGGCGTGACAATAGCAGGACTTGTTCCAGTCTGGTCTTGCGCAACAGCAATTAATATTCCCTGCTTACTCATTTACTTTTAGATGCCACTGGACGTGATTTAGGAATAGGCTTATCGCTCCACTCTTTATCCTTTTTTGGATCAAAGTCGGAAGCGTTAACCATAACCTTTTGACCGTTACGATCTACAAATACAGTTGGTAGTGACTCAGACATTATATTCCCTCGCTTAGTGTTTACCATTGCACCCTCCTAAGAAGATGCAACAGTAAACAATAAACTAGCCTAATAGGATAGCTGAGTGTTCTGGCTTGATGTTCTTAACACCCCAAGCCAAACTTACCTCATAACGAACCTTGCGATAGCCTTTATACATCGCAAATTCCATTGATAAGCCTGAGCGTGGATCTGTGATAATCATTACATCGTCAGCCATGTCACCTTCCTCTGGTCTAGCAGGAGCGCGAGCGGCTAATACTAATGCAGAGCGATTAAACGCCATATTGCGCGCTGACGTTCCGACAATAGTCATTGCTACGGCACTAGCGGCTAATGCGACGCGTAAACCCGGAGCAGCTAAGGTAATAACACCCGGAGCAGCAACACCAGTTTCAACTACATACTTGTTAGTGTCACCAGCAAATGTAACCACATCACCAGCCAATACAGTACCAGAACCAGTGATTAACGTGATTGCAGTTGCACCAACGGCATAACCAGCAGTGTTTGAAGTGTAAGACGTGCCGCTACCAGCAGTAGCCGTAAGCACTTGGGCAGACTCACGCAATGGCATACCCGCTAAATCAAGTAAAACACCTTGACGTAACATTGAATCAGTACCCGCGCTATTAACCGCAGACTGTTTGCCAATGAAGTTTGCACCAGCCGCAGTATTAACGATTAGCTGATTATCAGATTGTGGTGCGCCGTTATCTTTTAAGATTTTAAGCACGTTCGATGCATCCGTGTAATCATTAGCTGTGCCGAATGGAGTAGTACCAGCGCCACCATAAGCACGACTGAATGTGGTGTGTAGGCCAGCCAAATCAGCTTCGACTTCGTTTGTGATTGCACGAATAGCTTGAGCAATTTTATTAGCTCGAACATTCATATAACCAGCGCCCGAATTTAGGCCTAGCTGCGCATCACCATTAAAACCAAACTCTGCGGCTCGTGATTTAGTGATAACAATATCACTGTATCCGCTTGTTTGACCTGTTGGATCTGGTACTACCATTGCTGGAGTAATATCAGAAACATTGCCAGCAGGCTCTTTGTCTACTCGAATGTTTTGACCTACAGCCGCTGTTGATGCTGATGCGTTCATTGTTACCGCTGGAATTAAACCAGTTAATTCCCGTGAAACAACATCCAACGCTTCGTAAATATCAGGCACTAAGCCCGTGATTGTATTTTCTGCCATGAGATAAATCCTCTAGTCTGTTACTTTGCCGCCAGATTTAATATGTTTCATCTGTGCGATAGGGTTAAGCGCCTTGAAATCTGCGCGTGAAATAGTTTGTTGTGCTGTGGAACTTCCACTATTAACCCCACCGATGGCACTGCCGCCTGTGGATTTATTTCCTGCAATTAATGAAGAATAACGGACACTGCCCATAAATTCTTTTTTTAGATCATCAATAGTTGAAACGGTTAAATTGCCTGCTTCATCAATGACTTTTACACTATTATCCACCACTTTTAAACGCCTTGCAATGAAATCAGCCAATAATTCTACGTTGTGACCCTCTGCTAACTCGCTTGCAACCTTCATTGCTTGGTTGTTTCGCTTCTCGTTTGATATGTTGCCTTGAAGTTCTTCTAGTTGTTGCTGAATAGTCTGTCTTTCCGTCTCACTTGATTTGAATAGCTGTTCAAAATTGCCTTCTGCCTCTGCTTTTGCACGTGCTTCCTCTGCCGCTTGACGCTCTGCTGCTTTTGCATGTTTGTTAGCCTCTCCTAATTTTGCACTCAATCGCTCATTCTCAATGCGTATCGCTTCAAACTGCGCCTGTAATTCGTTGTTAGATTCTACTGCTGGAACTTCTGCTGGCGCTGCTGCTTCTGCTTCTGCCGCTTCTTCTCTAAACATTCTATTTTGTGGTTGTTGATATTTTAAAAACATAACTTCTTCCTTTGGTCACTGACCATTATTAAGCAGGAAACGTTCCCGCTTTAATCTTCTGCAATTTTAAGTGTTAACTTCATTATATGATGCTCGGCTAATTGTTTGTGATAGCCTTTTGGCATCCTGTCTATAATTCGCTGTATTAAATTAATATCGTCTGATTCTCTAAGCTCCTTAAGCAACGGTGATAAGTGATCGTCTATTTCAGTTATTAGACTCTCGATTAATTCGCGCTTTCTATGGCTTTGTCGAATATCTATCATGTACTTTTCTAGTAATTCCATAATTACCCCGTTGTATCAATAGCGGCAATGCCGTTCATATTTTTTAGTTGCTGTAATGTATAAACGCGACCTGTTGGATCTGTAAACTTGTCCAAACTTATCTTCCCGCTTCTAAATAACCTTGAACGCTCAAAACCTAACGCCTCATCAACAAACTCTGCCGGTTGTTTTTTAAGCCATCCACCGTAGGATAAACTTGAACTTTGACTCTCAACGCCATCAGCGCCAATCGATGGTCTGCCACCGTCAAAGCCCCTGAGAGAATATTCTTCTTTAACATTGGGGACTGTCGTGCATCTGCAATTATAGTGTGCCGTTGGAAACTCGCCAGCAAGGCTATCTATTTTAGTTTGGTCTTTCGATCCGCAGTATAAGCACGTTTTATTATCCAATGTTGCAATCCAAATATAACCATCCAATATATCAGCATTTCGATCATAAACTTCTCGCCTCGCAACTGAGGCAGAATGGTTTATTGCCGTTCTTACAACTGTATCCATCTCCCTCTTCTGTAGTGTTCCAGTTAAGCCTCGAACTTTAGACTGTATTTGCTGAGTTGTATCGCCCATTGTCAAGCTGTCAGCAATCAATTGATTTACTTGATCTGCTTTTTTACCTGCAAATTGAACAATTGCTTCATCAATTGTCTTAGCACTTAAGCGGCTGTTTGTATTCATTCTTGATAATAAAACAGAAGCAACAAGAGCATCTGAAGCTGGCACTATAAAATCAACGCTTGATACTTTGCTCACTGTCTGAGCGGCAAACTGTGCCTCGTCAACGACTAACCCAGAAGCAGCACCTTTAACCTGCTTTGATACTTCTGCGCCCATGTTGCGATAAAGCTTATCTATATCAGCCATAACAATCGTTAATCTGTTGCGCTGAAAATCAGTAGGCTCTTGAGATAGACGTGCAATAATATCCCTGCGCAATCTGTTAAGCGTCATTTTTGCTTTTCTTGACTCACCACCAGCAAAGCGTTGTAGAAACACTTGATGCCTGGTGGTAACGTCAATTAGATGCTGTCTGGCGCTCAAATTTCAACAATCTCCGCTTCATTGTCAATATCTTCATCGGTTCTATCTGAGTCAATAATGCCATGCTCTCTCATGCTTGCGCGTAAGTCAGTCATAGCTGTTACGCCACGATCCATTAATTG